GTTGTAAAACTTTTAACATATGTTCCGTACTTTAAGTATGCGTCTGTCATTCCGCCATTTGTTAATTGTGTCGCTTTTTGTTCAAGTCCTACAAAAGGAATAGTCAAAAAAAGACCACCTTTATTGCCATAAGTAACGTATGTATTGACATCTTCATTTAATTGTCCTAAAAACCAGAACCTTCTATCAGTTGAACAAAAAAACGAGTTCATACATTTTCTGCCATTATAGATGTAGTTTTTTAATAAACCACAAGACTCGCCACCTATAAAATCACCACCCTGTGCAAACGCTATTGAAATAAAATTATTGTTTTTATAGAATTTAAAAGTCTGTAAAAATAGATTATCAAGATTATTTACATATCCTTTAGTAATATATTTATCAATGTATCTGTATCTAAATACTGTATAATCGTCATCTAAAACTAAAAAGTATTTATACCCTAATTGTTCTGCAATATCAAAACAGGCGTTTCGTGCGTGTGTAGTAGTTCGTCTGTTATCAAAGTTATTACCTTCGTCTGTCTTATCAGCAATTTCTTTTTTGTTGAATATTTTAATTCTGTCAGCACCAAAATTTTTGATATATTCATTTACGCTCTTGTCTTCATCATCTAAAACAATATATGACGTGCCAGTGTAATTATATTTTTTTAGCATTATATCTGTATAAACTTTATTAGGTCTATTATTAGATATAATAAAAACAGTATAGTCTTTATTCTCCATATTCTTCTAAGTATTGTTTTTTAATTTCTTCACAAAGTTTAACATAGCCATATTCGATAGCTTTGTCAAAATCTATAATAACAAGTCCGCTTCGCTCCATAAGAGTCTGCATTTCTTTTGAAGAATGTGCGTAATAGTCAGCAATCTTCTCGTAATTAAATACGTTGTGTCTTCTTGCTGCATCAATTAAAAAAAACTTTTCGTCATTAGATAAGCTTGATTGCTCAATCTCGTTAATAATTCTATGCGTTTTTGACTTATCGCATAGTTCTAATATATGAGGCTTTACGTTCTTAGGCTCGTATATAGGTGCTTCAATCTTAGAAGAATACTTTTGTTCTTCTTGATTAGGAGCAAACTCTTGACCAAATAAGTTTATTTGTTTCATTTAAAAGTTGTTTTGTTTTGTTTAATTTGTTCTTCAAAAAATAAAGCTACTGCTACTGCTCTTGCTTGGTTCTTAAGCCAACTATCAGTCCATTCGTCACGGTATTGCTTTGCACTTATGATGTCCATTTTATTAGCTTTGTATGTAATAATCTCCATAAGTTTCTTTTTAGCAAGTGCGCCATCTTCTTTTGTCCACTTCTTTATGCCTGAACTATTAAGCTTTGTAAATACGCTTAGTGGATTGAACAATCTATCAAATGTTCTATTTTCTAAAATTTTGTATTCTTGGTAACTGTAATCAATTATCTCTAAATCGCTTAAGTGAGGTATTGCTTCTACTCTTTCTTGTGGCATCATTTTTCTTACTTCGTTTGCTTTTTTCTTATATCTGTCCATTACTTGACTAAAGTATGCAGGGCTAAAATTCTGATAGTGGTCAATAAAGTCATTAGCTACCATTTGCTTAAACGCTATCTTAACTTCATTTATTGTAAAGTTACCGTATTCAGTTCTAATCCAATCCTCTAATAAAGCTAATTTAACTTTGTCAGGCATTACGTTAATTCCTACAAGCTGCATAATGTAAATTAAATTTTGATGCAGCATTATTTGATTAGTAGTTCTGATACGTTCACCCGAAAATGCGGTCATAATCTCCTGCTCCATAGGTAGTAGAGTTGAGCAAGTTGTAACTGTCGAGATTGAATTGTTCGCCTTTTGTAAGTTTTCTTGTATTGTTTGTAGTTCCTTTTGCATATTGTTTTGTGTTAGTTATCCAATTATTTGCTGCGTGTGTCCAACTTTTCATGGTGTTTTTACCTACTTTCCAACCATTACTTTCGTAGTAATTTACAAACTTTTCAGCTTCAATCTTAGCATTATCTTTTCCTATTTTTAAAGACATATACTCGTAAACTTCTTCAAAAGTGCATTTACTTTTATTAGTAATTATATCTTTATTTATATTTTCATTTACATTTTCCATATGATGCTTCATATGATTGTTCATATGACTTTCATATGATGCGTTTTCTACTGTTTTGTTTTTAGATTTTATGTTGTTTCGTCTTGACTCAGTAAAGGTTTTACGCTTTTCCTTCTCAACATCAAGTCTAACATTGTACCATAATCCTAAGTCATCTTGTATAAACTTGCATTTCACTTGCTCCCACAAGTGACCAACCGTATGTTGTATCATATGAGTATTCATATGACCACGATTAAATTGAAGCATAAGAAGGTCCATATATGCACCTTTTTCTTCAAATGTCATTCCCATTGTGCCACTAACATAGTCGCCTGGGTAAAATAAAAAAGCTGGGTCTTTTGCCATAAAAAAAATAAACCCCGATAGCTGCGAACTACCAGGGTTATTATTATTTAACCACTAAACACATTATCGGTTCGCAGTACGTTAATGTGTTTTCTTACTGCAAATATATACTAAATCTCTTTAAGTTCTAATTTCAAACAAAGTTTTTTTAGCTTAGTTTTAAACCAATCCTCAGTTTCGATTAAGTTATTTGCTTGTTTAATGTTATGGATAGCAGTCGTATGGTCGCTTGTTCCTGTGTACTGACTTATCTCCTTAAGGCTCAATTTAGTATAACGCCTTAGTAAATATGCCGCAGCTTTGCGACCAAACGTTGTTTTTAAACTCCTATCCTTAATTAATACATCGCACTCAAACTCCTCGTCTACCAATTTAACAATCGTTCTTGCGCCAATGTCTAATCCTAAAGGTTCATTATCTTCTATGCCTAACAATCCAAGTTGCTGCATCATTTCGTGTAGCTGCAAATGTGTGTTACGTTGCGCATAGTATAACTCCTTTAACTGTCTAATTGATATGTCTTTCTTTCTCGTTAGCATAATTAAAACGGTAGTCCTTCCGTATCTTCTTTAGGTTTGAAATCATTTACATAAATCTTATAATCTGGTTGTTTGTTATCTTCTGTCTTGTAGCTATTAGCCCACATTGAGTATTTAACATCATTGATTGTAAAATTAATTACTTCTCCTTTAGCGGTTTGCTTTTTCCAAGCACCTGCACTCCATTTTTTTTGTTCCATTTTTATTTGTTTTTAATTGAATATTGAGCTACTAATTTACTTTGTTTTTTCGTACCTACGTTAATTAATTCCGTTTGTACTTTGTAGCCTTTGCGTTTTAATTCAAACACTACGGCTGCAAGTCGAAGACTATTGTACTTCGTTAGAGCCTGGATTGGTGTCAATGTTTTGCCCGAAAGCAAATGTTTCAAGATTTGTTGTTGTTGTGTCATTGTTATTGATTGGGTTAAAAAAAACGGGTTTGTCTAATTTGTTTTCATACTTTTTGATGAATGCTAATAAGTCATCGTATGCTTCTTCGTTATACCAAGCGTAGTGGTAAACCTCAGCCAGAAGCATTTGCCTTTCAAATGGTAATAGTTCCCTCATTAGCTTTTCTTTATTGTTTCTTTAATCTTGTTAAATTCGTCTAAGGTCTTGATGGCATTGATTTTCAAAGCAGCCTTAACTTTTTGGTCATCGGTAAACTTTGTCTTGTCTAACTGCTCAATTAAAAACGCTTTTTGACCTTCGCTTACTTCGTCTTTATGCTCATTAGTAGCATCTGCATCTTTAGTGTCATCTATTGCGAACAGTCCGTTAAGCGCATATTTACGAGCGTAGGAACTTGCAGCCCCTGTAATCTGTGAAGCGTCCATTCCCTTTTTGTTTTCTTCTTCACGAGCAAGACCTGTGCAAGTTATGTTATCTTCTCCGTTACTTAGACAAGCGGTAGCCTTTACATAAACTCTACCGCCTACTTCTATTACCTCGTCGCTTAACATTAAAGCGTAGCCGTACTTATGGCAGATAGGTTTTGCAGCTTCGATAATATCTTCTGCACTTCTGTACTTGTATTTAGCAAAAGCATTGAATTGGTTTTTAGGTGCTTTTAGTTCCTGTTGAATTTTAATTAGGCTCATTGTTATTTGTTTTGTATATCTATGTTATAGTGTTCTAAAATTTCGATAATAGGTTCTTGTCTTTTCTTTAGGCTTACAAAGTACTCGTAAGCTTGTGAGTATTCCAAGTACATACTTGCGCTATCGTATTTGTTATCTACTAAAGTGTAGTAGAAAATTGTGCCGTCTGGCTTAGTTTCTTTTACAAATTCAATCTTCATATAATTCGTTTTTTAAAAGTTCAAGTTCTGCATTGTGTTCTACCCAACGAGTAAACGTATAATCGTCATCTTCGTAATCGTAGTTTTTAGGCAATAAGGCAGGGTCATAAGGGTTTGTAGTACTCCTATCCCCGTCAATTAATATGTTCCCGTATCGCTGATATTGGAACATTTGGTAGGTGGTTAAATGTGTCATTTTGTGTTTTGTTTACACAAATATACAACAATACACAATACAAAGTGCAAAAGTATTAAAATATTTTAAAATTATTTTTGCAACATTGTTGCATTTGTACGTACGATTGTACGGATATACGTACAAAGTAAGGGTAAAACTTGACTAAAAATGTAATAAAGTAAAGGTAAATCTTTACTAAAAGTAGTAGAATTACTACCTTTTAAAGCAACTTCTGGAAGTAAAGTTTGTCAGAACCCCCGTAAGAATACTCAGGAAGGTAGAGTCTAAACCCACAAGCTATAAGGTTATTTGCGCTCGGAAAGTTGTCTAAGGTTGTGTATGTAATAGCTATATGGCAAAAAGTAGAAGCAGCCTTTAACCTTGTTTTTATCATTCGCTTTTGTATTCCTTGCCCTCGATGTGATTTCTTAACCCACGCTCTGTTAAAAATACAAATGCCCTTGCTATAAATAGAACCGCAATAAGCAACTATCTCGCCTTCGTCTAACATAACCCACCACTCACGATTGTACTGGAACTCGTCACCGCAACCTTTAAAGTTTGGGTTTGTGTAATCTAATTCTTTTAACTGCTCGTAAGTTTCTTTGTCTAATACCTTGCCGAAGCTAAATATCTTTTTGAGGCGCATTGTGTATCTGTTCAAGTTTAGTAAGGTATAAAATTGCATCTTGTAATTCCTGCTTCAAATGTGTTATCCATTCGCCTGTCGATAAATCTTCCCTGTCCATTGTGCAGTTGTACTTCTTTTTACCTACTTGCTCACGGCTACGCATATCTTCAATTACTAAGCTAAGTATTTTACTATCCATTTATTTGTCTGTTTTGCTATGTATCTTAAAACAAGTTTTACACTTGTATTGTATTTTCTTTACACCCGTTGCGGTTGTTCTACGAAGTGAAATAATCAAGTCATCGCTTCCACATTCAGGGCAAGAGCCTCTATCTTGTCCGAATATAACTCCGTAATGTGTTTTAGGTTCGATGTGGTTTTTAAGTGCGTTAAATACCTGCTCTAATAAAACAACATCTTTTTGGCAGTACTTAATCATTTTAGCCATCGCCACTTTGTCCTTATGCAGAACAATGTCTTTCCATAAACTATATTCGGTTTTAATCTTCTGCCCAATGCCTAAATAGTCAGCTATGTAATTAAGTTTGTTGCTATTAAATCTAAACTTTTGCCTTGCTACTTTTAACGTGTCTATTGTAACGTAAGAAGGGAACATTTCAATCTTATGAAACAAGCACCTGGTTCTTATCCACGCTAAGTCGAACTTGTCGCCATTATGCCCTACTAATTCCGATGCCGTGTTTGCTACTTCGATAAAACTTTGTAGCATCTTTTTGTCGTTCTGTTTGCTATCCCATTGTAAGTAGTAAACTTCTTTTTCGTCTTCCCACTTATAGCAAATGCAAATGATAGCACGTTCTTTAATTATGCTATCCGCAGTTACATTAAGCTTGTAACCTGCGCTCCAGAAAAAGCCAACGTTAGGAGAGGTTTCGATGTCAAAGAATAGTCGTTTGCGTTTTGATTTTAGCATTGTTTATTTTTGGCTGAATTTATCTATTGTAGTAGTACCCATCGCAGCTATGCAAATAACCATTACGGCATCTACAAGTTTATCCGAAGGGGCAATTTCTTGATGCGTAAAGCTATTAGCTAATAAGGTAACACAGATAAATAAAGCCGATAGTAAAGCAATAACTCGCTTTGTAGACACGCTACCTCTTTCGTCTGCTAATAAGTTGGCTAACCATTTCATAATATTAATTTAAGGTGTGAAATATAATTTAGTTTCTGCTTCTCTACGTCTTGTAAGTCCTGCTAATACTTTCCCACCTGCCTTGTTCCACTTAGCAAATTCTAAAGCAATAGAAGTGTCGTTAGGGTTAGCGTTTACCTTCTTTAATAAAGTAGAGTTTCTTAAGTTTCCGATACCTGCGTTATAGGCAAAGCTTGTAAGTGCTGCAAATTGATTAGGTGTAACCGAACTCTTAACTAATGGAGCAACTTTGTCAGCAAACTCTTTAGCTATGATTTCAAATAACTCATTGGCACGTTCTTGGCTAATCTTATCTCCAGGCTTTACAGGTTTACCATCTTCATAAAAAGTATTCCCGTAGCCGATAGTATCTTTTGCAGCACTGCATTTGTAAGCTACTAATTTGCAGCCTTCGAATAATTTAATTAGGTCTTTACCTTTGTCGTTTAATTGCATCTTATTTTATTTGTGAGTATAGAAATAAAGTTAGCATAGCAAACAGAACTGAGTTAAGCCTATGAAGTTTTAATTCAAAGTTCATATCTTTTTCGTACTGCTCGTAGATTGCTATATTTTTATAATACCTATTACGATAGTCGTTTAACGTATCGTTTGATATTTTATTGCGTATTGTAAGGGTATCTTTAAGGGTAAGTAGGTCAATGCGAAGGCTATCCCTTGTCTTGATGTTAGCTTTAATTAAGCTATCTATTCGTGTGTTTTGGTAGCTTACTAAATTAGTTAGGCTATCAAATGAGTTGTTAATCTTCTCGCCTTCTGTACGGCTAATAACAATCTTGTCTTCGCCACCTATCTTCTTAACGTATTGGGCGAAGCTGAAACTTGGTGCTATTAGTATCGACAGAATTAGCAGAGTCCAATTTAGCCTTAACTTCATTTAGTTCTGTTTTTAATTCTTTTACTTCTTGCTTTAAGGTAACTATCGTTTTTACTGTCTTAGTTATTACCTTCTTGTTATCCTGAGAAGCCACACCCTGCACCGCTTCACTTTGCACTTGGCTTTGTTTTACTTTGTCTTGCAACTCTTTAATCTGGTTATCGGTCTTAGTTCCGCAACCTATTAAAGCTATTAATAATAAATAGCGCATTACTTAAACTTTTTTAGAGCCTTTAGGTCTACTGCCATTTCCAGACGAGCCGTACTCGCTGCGTTACTGCTATCACTCTTACGCACCATTTCATACAAGCTGCCTATTTTTTCGTCTTGCTTTTCGTTACGCTTTGCATTGTCGATATACAAGTAACTAATACCGCAAATACATAAAAATAACATACCCACCACAGGGTTTTTGCTAAACTCTTTGAATGAAATCGGTAACGGGTTAGCTGATACGTTAACGCTTTTTGCTGCTTTTGCCATATTATTTACGTTTCCAAAAGAATAAGATTAGCGTAATTATCAATATAAGCGCAATTAGAGCCTTATAAAATTCGCTAAAGGACTTATCCTTAGTTTTAGTTATCTTCGAAATTTGAGTACTTTCTGTGCGATTAAGAGCCATTGAGTCCGTCTTGGTCTGCTTACTATCCGTTTGTTTCTCTTTTGTGCCTCTTGTGTAGGTCTCCGTGTACTTAGGAATTGTTATCATACTATCCTTAGTAACCCACAAAGTATCGTAGTAAGTTATTGTCTTGGTAAAAAACTCCTCTTTTTCTACTATTTTAGTTACGCTATCTAAAACGACTACACGCACCGAGTCAAAAGTTTTAACTACTGTGCTATCTAAACGTTCCGATGCCTTCTTAACTGAGGCACACGAAGTAAGTAGTAAGGCTAAAAGTATTAATCTCATTTAAGCTTTTTAGTCATTTTGTAGTAATAGCGGATAGCCATACCGCCAGAAACAATAGCCACCAAACTTGCAATCAATGTGAATAGTGGTTGAATACTTGTAATGCTAATTGTAGCACTAACTAAAGATACGATTGTTGATTGGTCTGCTTGGTGGTTATTTGCCATTATAGTTCTTCTTCTTCTTGTTTGTTAAATTCTATGCCAGTAGTCCAATCTTCTAAGAATGTAAAATTCTCTAAGCCATTAGGATTGACTACGTTAATTATTTGAAAATCAAATTCTTTATCATTTAGCGCATCAATATCTTTAGTTAGCTTCTTGATGCCTTCCTTTGAGAATTTGTACTCCCCTTTGTCCGTAAGCAATAAGCAGTCATTACTATCCGTTTGTGCTGCATCTAATCTAAGGCTTTCCACTTCTGTGTTATACGCTTCGTGATGTGGCTTTACTTTGTTGTAAATCTGCACTAACTTTTTTTGTGTTTTAGTTTCAGAGTTGCCGATTACGGAATTAAGGTTGCTCACTAATTGGAGCAGTTGTTTGTTCTTCATTTTCGTTGTTTTTTATTTGTAAAGATAATTGTGGATTGCTAAACGGCAAAGGTAAATTTACGATTGGTGGGTTCTTAAGGTTCTCAATTTGTGTAGCTAAGTTTAAGTCCATAGCTTCTACGTTGTTACCTGCAACTAACCACTCGCATACTTGCTCGTAAGTTAAATCTTCGTAAGCAGTAAAGTCGGTTTCCGAAGGAGTAGCACAAGCCATTGCTCCGTAAACTTCTGCGGTGTATTCTCCGTCTTTGCCTTCGTATCTCCAATGTACTGTTTTTACTACATCGGTTAAACCATCTTCGCTTGGTGCGGTGTCCATTTGGCTAATAAGCCATTTTGTTTCTAATGCCATTTTTAAGGTGTTGATGAATATAAATTAATATAATAAACTGTTCCGTCTACGTTTACAGGTAAATAACCACCTGAACTAAAAGCCTCTCCTGATTGTCTTGCCCCTATCTTGATTGCTGCTCTACCCCAACCCGTGTCTGGTTCTCCTGTCTTTATTGAGCCTGTTGCTATTTCAACATTCCCCCCCGAAGTTATGCGCATTGCCTCATTTTGAGCGCCTGATGAGTTTGTTGGGGTCAATGTTAAATCAGTATTAATTCCAGTACCACCCCAAGTAGCCAATAAATCTACTCTGCCTGTTCCTGCTCTTACTGCTAATCCATTTTGATTAGTAGAATTATCTTCAAAATAAACAACAGAAGTTAAAGTTCCAGTTGAAGCACCTCTTACATGTAATCTTGTTGCAGGTGATGTAGTACCTATACCTACGTTACCGCCATTAAGCAAAGTCATTATATTAGCAGCACCATTTCCATTTCTAAAATAATGTGTTACTCCATCATAATAGTTATCACCTGAACTTACAAAATCAATTCTAAGTTGTGCGCCATTTGAAGGTCCAACGTGAAGGCGACTATCAGGGCTCGTCGTTCCTATACCCAAATTACCTAAAGCGTTTAACGTCATTGCTTGGGTAAAGGATATAGCGTTACCTGCCGTTCCTGAAGGAGCGGTACTCCAAATATGCTGACCTTGAAACTGAATATATCTTGTAGCAAATGCACTTGAAATATAATAATCATTAGTGCCGGGAACAGAATATACGTTGTTATTAAACGATACTTGTGTAGATTGATTTGATGCTATGCTCCCACCATTTTCAAATTGTAATGCTCTAACTGTTGAACCCCACGCACTCGGTGTAACTCCTAATCCTAAATTGCCTGAAGTATCAAATACTGCTCTATCGGTATTGTTTACTCTAATTTTGAAATTATGGTTTGAAAATGTACCAACTCCTGCATCTCCAAAATATCCAAATAATTGCGTTTCAGTTGTGCCTTGTGTAACAGTCAATCCATTTTGTACTGCTAAATTCCAACCTGCACTTGCATTCGTTGTTCTACCAATACCAACAAAACTTCCATTATCAAAAACAGTACTATTCCCTATTGTACTTGTACCTGTAAACTTAGGTAGGTAGTTAGTAGTACCTGTACCCGTTACTGGATTGGTTAAAGCGTTTTGCTTGTTGTTAAACGTAGTCCAATCGGTACTTGAAAGCGCACCCGTTGTAGAACCCGATGCTAAAGCTAAACTTAAAACCTGAGTAGATAAGCTAAGTCCATTAGCCGTTCCTATTGTTACTGCGTTGTGTCTTGCTGCCGTATTTGCTGCTACGTTTGTATTAGCGTTTACTCTTGCCTCGGTGTAGTAAAGGTTAGTACCTTCTGCGATGTTAGATGTTGTTAAAGTAACCGCACCCGTTAATCCGTTTACACTTGATACACCCGTAGTTAAAGCACCGATATTCCCGTTTAACTTTTGTATAGCACTTAAAATGCTATCGCTTGAAGTTATCGTTCCTGCTCCGCTTGTGTAACCCGTTAAGGTACTTGCAATAGTACGAGCATTCGTAAAATAAAGGTTACCGCTTTCCGTTACTTGTGCCGTTGTATAATCGCCACTTGCTGCCACAACTGCACCTGTTCTACCGAATACGCTTGTTACTGCATCGGTGTTATCGTCAGTCCAAGAAGCCGTAATAGTTCCCCCGTCTTGTTGTGTAAGTGTTAAGGTCTTTGTTGTTGTACCCGTTACCGCAGCACTATTTATTTTATCGTTGTAAGCAGCGTTCCAATTAGTTTCATTTGTTGTTGTTGGTATAACGTAACCACTTGTTAAACTTAGTACACCCGTTGTGTTATTGTAATCTAAACCCGTTACTGTTTCGCTAATAGCTGCACGGGCATTCGCATCTGTATATTGTGTAATAGTAGAAGCAATTACTCCCGTTGTGTTATTATAGCTAATCCCTGCGCCTGCACTTAAAGCCGTTAAAGGAATATAAGCATTAGGGTTAGAAGCTAAATAGTAAGTATTGCTATCTACACTACCATCGGCTTTTAAAAATTGTGAAGATGTACCGCCCGACTTAACTAAAGTAGTTGCGTTTAAAGTACCTATGATTGTAGCAGCGTTACCCGAACCGCTTGTCTTGTTTATGTATAAGCCTTCGCCATTACCACCTTTAGTAATATTTAAAGCAATACCACTACCGCTTGAATGTGTTATGCCGAATGTATCAGTACTGCCACTTGATGTAAATGCGCCAGTAGTACCTACAATGCCACCATAAAAAGTAACACCTGCACCACCGCCACCGCCCATTAAAGCAATATGCGTTCCACTATTTGAATAAATATTTAACCCACCGCTACCAACCGCTTTTAATTGGTTTAGGTTAATTATGTCAGTTGTTAAATCATAGCTTCCTAAATCTACGTTAGCAGTTGCCCCCGTGTAAGGAACAAAACCCGTTAAAGAAGGGAAGGTTTCTAAAGTGCCATTGCCACGAATATATTGAGCCGTTGTGCCATTAAAAGCAAAAGCTAAAGTTCCCGAAGTAGTTACGGGAGAACCGCTAATTGTAAGGCTATCCCCTGTAATAGTTGCAGCTACGCTTGTAACAGTACCTACCGCACCGCTTGAACGCTGCCAAATACTTCCTGAATAGATCACATAATCGCCAACCGCAAAAGCTATCGCACCTGCTCCAAAGTTTACTGTTCCTGCTACGTTACAAATGTAAACATCTCCCGTGTCGCCCGTTCCGTTTGCAAGTGTAGGGGTGTTTGTAGATGCGTTCCAAGTTCCTTTATATTCCATTAAAGAGCTTGGTAATTGGCTAATAGGAACTTTACCTAAACTATCTAAAGAAGCATAACCATTAGCGTTGCCCTTCTCACTTCTTAATTGGTAAGTATCTAATAAAGCTTGTGAAGGAAAGACCTCTACATAAGCCGAACCACTCCATAAGTAAAGTTTGTTTGTGTCTTTAGCACAATAAATAATATCAATGTTACCAACCGCAGGGAAACCTGCAAGGTTCGTGTAAAAAGAAACAGAACCACCAAACAAAGAAGATATTTGTTCAAGTGTTATTTTCTTACTTACTCCTGTAGTCGGGTCGCCAATGATTGTTAAATCAGTTGATAATGGGGCTAACTCGGTCGCTAATTCATTAATTTTTTTTCCTATCATCTTAGTATTGGTATATTGATGGCACTTGGCATCTATCGTTTAAGTAAGGTAATTCCATTGTTATGTCTATCTTAACTCCTGCAAGATAGTCGGGGTCGCTCTCGGTAAAGTAAGTCAAAGGTGCAGTATCGCCAATATCCCAAATAGCTTTAGGATATCTAAGCTGCGCAACTATGTCTTGACCGACTAAAGTCATATCGCTAAGAACTTCGGTTTCGTTTGTCTCTTCCATTAACATTCTGTCCATAAAATAAAGGCTAAAATTATAAGTAATATTTTTAGCGTTTATTGTCGCACCTGTTAAAGTGTAAAACATAGCAGGGTAAGTAACCTCGCCATTAGACAAACGTTCCCACACATCTCCGAAGTAAACAAAGTTAATTTGTTCGTGGTCGTTTCCGAGTGTCGTTATTTGCTTTGTTATTTGGTTTAACGTCAGGCTCATTCTTAATTTTTTCTAAATAAACACGCAGTTTATTTTGGTTTTTAATCGTTGTTACTTTACTCATAATTAGCAATCACTACAACCTCTATTCCCTTGATAAAGTTCCTCGAAGCTTTTACCTGCGCAGCAATCAAAGTCGCCTAACCAAATGCTCGTTGTATAAGCATCATTCTCAGGGTGTATTGCATCAATGCCACTTCCAGGGTTCAAGTACTCAGGATAAAGTGTAGAATATTCTTTTAAGTATTTAATCATTCTTTGCTTGTAGAACTCCGCTCTTGCTTTATATCTATTCGCCACGTCAATCATATCCTGCATAGAAGGGTTCTCGGTATTTTCTCCACCCTTCCTTAACAAGCCTTTGTTGTAGAACTGATAAGACAAACCCATTGGCAATTCGCTAAGTACATAATGCACTAAAGTATCTGCTAAGTATTGGTCTAATAAAATTACCTCGTTAGCGTTTAAGTTGTTTGCCGTGATACCTGCTTGAAGTCGATTGTACAAAGCACTACCAAGCGCAGGTAAGATATACATATCTTGTGCGGTCTTAATCTCAGGTAATACAAGTTTCTCGTCTACGTTAGCGTGTAAGCCAGACCTGTCTTTAATATTCTGTACGCTTATGAATAATGTGTTTAAACTCATTTCTTATTTTTTTCTCGTTACTATCATTGACTTCCACTCGTGTCTGCAACTTGGTGAGTGCGTATTAGTTCCTGGTAATGTATACCAACCGCCACCACGTTCAAAAACATCGTAGCCAAGCCTTGCGCTCATTTGCTGAATTTCAGACATACTATACACCTTCTTTGCACCTACTAAGTATCTACAAAAAGGTCTGCTTGTTCTAATGTCTATGTTGCTAAAACCTGCTTTCCATTTATACGCATAACGTATTAAAATCTCAGTAGTTTCAGGTTTCATAGCTTCTACAATCTCGCTTAAAGGTCTTGTTAATGTCCTTTCAATTTGTATGTTACTATCAATGCCTTTACCTATCTTAACTTCAGTAGCTTTAATAAAACCTTTCTCAATTAAAGTATTAATAACACGCTTTACTGCACCTACGTCTTCTTTAAGTGTTTCTGCAATAACTTCAGGAGTAATTAACTTTTGCTTACTAATTAAATCTAAGATATTGCTTTGTAATTGTGTTACATCTGCAAACGCTTGAAATTGATTGTCTTCAAACTTTCTACGCTCACTCCATACGTTGTAGTTATCTTCGTCATCTCCGAACTCATAGAAAATTTTAAAATCTTCTTCGCTAAATTCAAGTTCTTCAGTTCCTAACCAAGTAGAAACTTCGTCATCACTTAAAGCATATCCACCTTTTAACATTGAACTTGCTTGTTCCCTTGTTATCTTGCCCTTATTAAAATCTCTAATGATGCGCTGCATATTTTGCCACTCACGACCTTTTAAGCCTTTAATATGCTCGTTCACACTTAAAGGACTTGCTGCCATTGGTTGTTCACTTTCAATAGGCAATCCGTACTTAGTAGGGTCAATACCTAACTTCTCTAATATCCATTCTTTAGGCGCAACTTCTTTAATTACGCTTTCGCTAAAGTCAATTCCAATCGGGTCTACTGGTTGAAGCTTTAGTTCTTCAGTAAGTCCTGCATATTGTCCAAGCATATTAAATACGCCTTCAATCTGCATTTGTTTGTAGTGAACATAAGTATTACGAAATATCTCGTAACTATCTCTAAGCTGTTGCCTGCTTCCTAATTGACCAGGTGTTGAAATACCAAATAAATCAGGACTTGTAATCTGATGTCCGCTAAAAATGTTAGTTTGTATAAGTTCGTCTACACGACCAAAATCTTCTTTAGTTAAATCACTTGCACCTAAATCATCTACGATAGGTTTACGAGCTGCATCGTTTACAAAAGCAAGTAGATACTTTTTGCCGTCTGCACCCGTATACATATTATCGAACTGCTTACTTACAAGACGTTTTTCTTCAGGACTTGGCTCTCCGTTCGGTAGTGTAATAAGTTTACTTGCAGAAAACCCTGTTTGAGCATTACCCAAAACGTGCTTACTAACTTCTACATCACTTTCGATGTAATTTAGCGCACCGAAATAACCAGGCAAAGAATAAACATTAATTCCAGGTCTATATTCTTTTACATAAAGTATCTGCACACCTTGTGGGTTAGCAGGATTAAAAGCATTATATATCTCAGCTTTTTCTTGATTGCGTGTAAGCTTCCAATCGTCTTTATACCAAAATTGCGTGTTGTCTTTGTTTGTTCTAATCTTTGTATAATCACAATGCCATAGTTCAGCTATTTGACCACCAATTACGCTCCATATAACTTGTATGTAAGCACCGCCAAATAGTTCTAAATCTAAAGCAACCTTCTTAGTTAAGTCATTAAGAGTTTCTTCTCTATTAACCTTCTTAACCATATCTTGCTCCCCTGCCCAACCATTGCCGACAATGTAGTTTACCTTGCCACGAATGATAGCGTTGTGCTTTGCAGATTTGTTAAATAGGTCTAATAGGTACTGCGGATAGTCATTGTTTTGACCATACTGCATATACCCTTCGCCTTTTTTCTCTTTATATTCCGGTTGCTTTGCTTCCGCAAATGTCAATACTTGTATTTCCATTATTGTCTAATTGTGAATGTGCTTGTTGTTTCGTATTCTGTGAATGATATAGTTGTACCTTCAAGTTCCATAATGCCGCTTTCAAGCAGGTTTAAACCTGTCGGGTTTGTGTTGGTAGTACTTGTTTGCTCGTAGATTGAGTATGTATATTGCCCATTTAAAGCAGTATTAAAGAAGCTATTAACTACAATAGTGAACTCATTGTACCTTTCTTTGTAAGCACTTATATCAGTATTGTTTAACCTTACAAATTTAATGTCCGTATTTGTACTTCTATTCTCAAAAATGAATAAATAGTTAGGACTTGTTAAAAGCTGCTTCTCAGTCAATGTAAGTATTATATTTTGGGTTTGACCCTTAGTAAGTCTTATCACAACTATAAATATAAAGTAATGCGATTGTTTGCAAAATAAAAAACCCCCGAACAATTAAGTCCGAGGGCATCTATATACAAAACCAAAACAACCTAAGAACCTGCGGTAGTTAATTGACCTGCCACAGTAGAGTTTACCTCTGGAGCAAGGGCTGGCTCAGCACCTGTAAAGGTAAGAGTGTAACCGCTTCTGTCACCGTCAGCTGTACCTGTACCTGCGCTACCGCCTGTAAGGTCTAAGCCTCTTGTTTTTCCTAAGTACCAATATTTGCCATTGTTATCTTTGGCAACTGCTACTAAAGTGTTTTGAGCCAACAACAAGATTTCGTTTCTTGTGTTCGCTTGTAATTTGTTTAAAACGATAGTTAATTCTGGAGCATAAAAGATAGTTCCGTTCTGTACGTTTGCATTAACATTCTCAACTAATTGAGAAGTGCCTTTTACAAGTTCGTATTTAAAGAACTTCTTGCCAGATGCTTTTACTAAAGCGGTAATTACACCACTCGCTTCTGTTGTAGAAGTAACATCTGCTTCTGCTATAAAATAAACTTCGGTTATACCACCTAAACTGTCTTTACAGTCTAAGGTATAATTTTGGGTTAAAGCGCAAGGCATATTGTTTGAATTAATTAGTTTGAAAAAAGTGGGTAGGTATATTTCAACCTACCCTATAAATTATGCAAGAACGAAAGCAGCAACTTCGTCAGGGAATGCAATATTCACACCCATCTTGAACTCACTTACAAAACGCACCTGGTCAGCCTCCTTAGCATAGAAAATTTCAAACTTTTCTTCTTCGTTCAATAAGTCAGTACCTAAGAACAAGTTGCTTAAACGCATAGCGTAAACTTTGTTAGTTCCGTTAAGACCTGCAACAGCTACAACTTTGATTGTAGTACCAGGAAGTACAAATTCGCTATCAGCTTTAACATCAATTTGGTAATTGAAGCTACCGCTATTCTTAAGAGCAATAGTGTAGGTACGGAATAAATCTTGACCACAGAAGATAGTCATGTCATCAGCAGCTACAACTTTTGCCGGGATTGCACGATAAACACCATCAAAGATAGAGATTACGTTAGCAGCAGTAATAGAGCTTAAAGGAGCACCTGAAATAAAAGTAGAAGCGTTTGCAGCCACAACACCTGAAGCAGCACCGATTAACTTAACAAGACCATCGAACTTGTTTAAGTTTACGTTCACACTTGAAGTGTCGCCTTGCCATAACGCAGTTTCTAATTGTGCAGCGATAGTCTTAGCTTTCTTGTCAGCAAATTCTTGCTCGAAAGGAATACTGTCGTACATAGAACCTGTAGGTAAAGCTTTTTGAAGATACTTTGCTTCCAAATCTTTAGGACAAAGAGCTTCATTAACTTTAATTTTACCAGGAGTAACCGTGCGCTGAGTGAAGGTCGTGGAACCAGAGGCATTAAACCCGCAAGTACCACCTGCTTGGAAAATAGCATCAGTTTCCATCAGGTTAATTTTCTCAGAACTTTTAACTCCCACCATAACATTTCCAGCACTCTTAATAAGAGCGGCAGTTTTTGCACCTAATACAGACGAAGTTACTAATAATGCTTCGTTTTCTTTTGTATAGTTTGCTAATGCAGATACATCAAAACCCATTTTATTTTATTTTTATTTGTTTAATAAAGCGTTTCTATATTTTTCAATTCTATCGTATTTCATATCTTTTGTAGTTACGTTAGAACCGAATGTTTGTTTTGGCTGCGCAATAGGTTCAGCGTTAGGAGTCTTAGTAAGTGCTTCTATAAGTTCAGCTACTTGACTAAAGCCATTCTTAACTTTTGCCTCTAATTGTGCTACTTGTGTTTTAAGATTTTCATTTTCAGAAACTAAAGCAGCGATTTCGTCTGCCATTTTCTCGTCCATTTTCTTACCCATTTCCGCAGGAGTTTCGTCAGCGATTTCCGCTTCTGCTTCTGGAGTTTCGATAGAAACGATTTTAGAAGTTTCGTCTAATTCAATTTGTGTTCCGTCTGCTAACTGGTGTTCGCCCATTGGTGCAGGACTTCCGTCTGCTAATGTAACTTGACCACCGATAGCAAGTTCGCTAATCATAACCTTAGTTCCGTCCATAAGGCTATATTCTGCAAATGTAACAGGTATTTCTTCGATAGGTGCTGGAGCAGGAGCAGGCGCTTCTACTTGTGGCATATCTTCGAATAAAGCCCTAATTTGCATAATGGCATCTTTTGCGTTCATCATTCTTTTTGTTTAAATATTAATAAAAGATTTTGTTTATCATTTAACTCGTTGCAATATTTCCTTTATTGCATTCATAAGTTCTTGTTCTTTGTTTGGCTTTGTCTTGTAAGTAAATAACCCTTCTACACTAAAGCCTTTAAATTTACCTTCTTTAACATCGCTCCAAACATCTTCGTTATCTACTTTGAACGAGCCAAACCAAGACCCGTCAGGTGCATCTTCAAACCCTTTCATTGGTTGTATGCCACGACTCTTGTCTGTAATAAAGCTTTCAAACATAGTAACTCCGTCTACTTGTGCGTCAGGTGAGTGCATCAGGTTTACGTTTGACTGATAGCCTCTTTTGAAAAACTTTTGAGCAATCTTAAAAATAGTATCTTTAGAAAACACCACATAATAATCACCATAAGTAGCATCGCTGCGAAAGATAGGTACATCAGCCAACATAAGAGGTCCAGAAATAATACGCTTATCTTCGCTAACAACTTCAAAGCGTTGCTGGTTTTTAAAGGCATTCCAATTCTTTTGTATTGCGGGTCTATCAACCAATGCGACGTAATCTACCTCAGCATCGTCATTCATATCCTCGCTAATGTCTAATAAATAAACAGGTAAGTCCATAATCTTAAATATTAAGTGTTTTAAATTGTTATCATTTAACCGAACCTTGCTCTTTGCTGAATAGCTGCAATACGTTGTTGGCTGCTTGTTACATCGCTTTCTATAACATAAGCTCTTGTCGTTTGACTTCCTATTGCGTTAATAGATTGACTGTCTAAGGTAGTCGTTTGCGCTTGTGGTTGCGGTGGGGCTATCGGTGCTGATGCTGATATGCTCGGAGCAGCTGCGCCACCTTCTACGCTACCTGTTCCCTTTGCAGAAGGTATCTTAGTAGAAACAATCTTTTTAACGTTCATAATACCCGCGGCAATTACGGCTCCCGCAGTTACAAAACCGAGCGCACCGCCCTGTCCTAATGCCTTTGTCGCACCTTGATATGTATTAATAATTGCTTGTGCAACTGCAATAGCCTTACCTGCTACGCTATTTTGGTCTACAATAGCACTCAGGGCATCTAAAGCCATTTGAGTATCAGCTACCTTTTCGTCTAAGCGTTTTTTGTCTTCTGATGCTAACCACTTGTTTACTGCGCTTATGTTTTCAGCTGAGTTTTTAGTAGCTTCTTGCTGTTGCTGAATACCCTGCAAAGCAAAGTTAGTAGTACTTGATACTACTTTCATTTGCCCGTCTATTCGGTCATTATTTATTTTATCTTGCTTCTCTTTGTCTTCTTTAGCTTGTGCGGCGTCTAAAGCTGCAAGTTCTTTTTGACTTAATGTTTTGACACTTGATGCTAATTTTTTTCTTTTATCGTATTCAGCTAATAAGTCTTCTGTAAGCTTCTTTTCGTCTTGAAGTTGTTTGTCAAGTCTTGCAGATTGTTCTTCTGCTAACTTATCAGCATTTGCTTTAGCGGCATCAGAAGTTTGCTTGTTTAAACCCTGTATTGATAATTGATAACCTGCTTGTTTGTTCTTTAAATCGTTTAATGTTTTATCTAAAGCTGCAATTTCTTCTTGTCCTTTCTTTTCCGTTTCTTTAGGGTCAAATACTAATCCTGATAGTTTTTCAGCTACGTTAAAATCAAATCCTTTGCCAAATACTTTTGCAACTTTATTAACCCCGTCTATAACTAATTGAAGCGGTGCAGTTACAAAAGTTAATATGCCTTTAAGTATTTCTTTATTACGTTTCTCAGCTGATAGTTGCGCTTGTAATACTATCTTTTGTTGTGCTACTTGTTTTTCAGTTGCGCTAATTACCTCGCCTGTTTGCTTAATCTTTAAGTCTAATATCTCTTTTTCTGACTTACCCTGAAGCTTTAATATATTATCTTGACTATCTATTGTAGATAGTTTGTCTTGTTGCGCTTTCGCTTCTGCTTGTGTATCTTCTAAAAGTTTCTTTTGTTCTTCACTTACACCACCTACCGCAGCTTTAATATCGTCCCAAAATGCAACAATGCCACCTAAAGCTAACAATAAAGCACCAATACCTGTTGCACCAATACCAGCTTTTACGGCTTGAAAGGCTTTGACTGCTCCTGTTCTTAATTCAGTAAAAGTAGAAACAATAGCACCTCTAAATTCAGCTAAGTTTTGAACTGCATCTCCGATAGCAAGTGCAGACTGTATCTTAGCTAATTGCTTAATCGTGTCTTCTCCTGCAAGTCCTGTAAGCTCTAACGCTCCTTGCACACCACCATAAGCAGCTGATAAAGCCGATACTGTCTTAGCTGCATTGTCAAGTCTTTGAGTATTTTCTTCTTGCTTTTGATTTGTTAAGTCTTGTAGATTTGATAATCTTTTTTGCGCTGCTTCTACTTCTTTACTATTCTCACCATACTGCGTACCTAAGTCTTCTACTGCTTTCGTAGTTTTCTCAATCTCTTGCCTTAGTTCTTTTATCGATTTTGAAGCGTCATTCGACTCGACTGTTACGCTAAAACCTACGTTAGTTGTCTGCATTATTTATCTTTAAGGGTATGTAGTTTGTATTACTTTTAAAAATGATAATTTAGTAGTGTTATACTCCATTGGATTAAAATTCTCGACTTTATTAAGTCTAAATAATACTCCGTCTATATATACATACTTACTAAAATCTAAATTGAAAATGTCTACTATATCAAGTAGACCAAAGCAACTTAATAGCTTACTATCTTTGCTTGTTATTTCTGCAAGATAAGGACTGTGATAATCAGCAAATAAGTTAAATTCTGTAAAATTAGCAGGGCTAAATTGAACTTCTTTAGGCGCACCAAAGTTAATATCACTTGTAGAATTGATAGGGTCGTTCAAATGTCCTGCATAACCATAGCTTGTATATGTTCCTAAAGTTGATGTAGTGTCCATTATTTTCCAACTCGATACACCTGTTATTTTCTTTGTTTGCATAATACGAATGATGCTTTCCATTCTGTCCTCAGCACTATTTGTGTTTGACTTCTTATAGATAGCAGGGAATACTTTGTCTTGCCCTTGTTCTTGATATAATACTGATGCAGCAAATATAACTTCTAAAACATCTGTTTCTTTTACAAAATCAAACTGAGTATCGTAAATTAAATCGCCATATCCTTCTGTGTACTTCTTACGATAGTTTTCGTTATAGAAGTCGTTATCTTGTTTGAATTTATAGTTATAGTAACGAGCATTAACCTCACTCATTGGCTTTATGCTTATAGGCTTTGACCTATCTACTTTGTTTGTCCAATCTTCTGCGTTATCTGACTTTTCAGGATAAAAACTAACATAAGGGCTAATAACAAGTTCTTTGTCATTAAACTTATTCTCATAAACATAAAGATTAAACATCTTAACAATGCTTAAAAAGAAATCTCTTTGAAATATACCTTTAGGGATTGTATCGTTTACTTTAATAGTTTCGCCTAAGTTTACAGGTACTTGTGTCGGTGTGCTTGTAGTAACACTAAGTTCTCCTAATGTAATATCAACAATAACCCCGTTAGCTACTATTTCAACTTGCATATAGTCGCCATTCGCAAACGTAACTCCATTAACAGTAAACTCGCAATTAAAAAAACTACTAACACTTGCATCAAAATCTTGTCTGCCTATTTCTGTGTTATTCTTTTTAAGTACAACAGAAAAGTTTGGTAATGGTGGATTGTGATAAAAAACGTCGCCTCTTAATATTAGTTGTATGTTAGTTGTAATTGTTGGTGCTGGAACTACGCCATAAGTAAATAACTGACCTAATCCGTCAAGCGTAAAGCTACCTGCCGTTATCATTGTATACTCTACAATAGAACTAAGGTTTGTATTTATCCTAATTAATTTAGCTGCTGCGTTTAAACTTGTATTATTTAGTGTCGATATGTTTATTTGGTTATGCGGTATGATAAGCCTTTTAAATAAAGGAGTGTCAAAAAATGGACAATTAAATGTATATTCTGTTCCTTCAAATATCTTTTGTATATATTCCCTAACATACAAAGCAGGTCTAAACGTTGTATATTGAAAGTCCTTTTTAAGAACTCCGTACTGACCTGTGCTAACGTTCCCGTAATCAATTAAGGGATAGTAATAACCAGAACCACCTGCATTATCCCAACTATTGCTAATATTAGTTACGTTGTATGTATGATTGTATGCGCTAAAATTTAAATCTTCTAAACGCTGATTACCTAACTGATTAATAAAACCGCCAAGCTCACCAAACACGCTACATTGGTATTCGATAGTTTCTTTGTCAATAACTATTTCTAATATTCTTAAAGTGCCTTTAAATATCTGTACTTTGTCAATAAAGATTTTACAGTTAGCTTGTTTAGTAACGTTGTAATTATAGCCTACGTTTGGTAGTTCATTATAGGTTACGTTAGCGTTATTAAGTTCGAAGATGTAGCCAAAGATAAGGTTATTAGTTGCAGTACCTGGTATGCTTATTGTTTTGCTAAAAGAAGTATTGCGACTACCGAACTCGCTTACGTCATCAATAGCGTAAGTAAACTCGGTAGATATATCTTGCAATAAATCAATCTTCTGTTCCTCGATGTATATTTCTGTGCTAATCATTATCTGAATTGGCTTGTTAAGTATTTACCTACTTCTATTTCAATCTCAAAGTTAAATAGTTTGTCTGCACTTTCTAACTTATACTCGTAGTTAGTTGTACTTATTGTAACAGGGAAGTAAGCACCAAGAACCTCCATATATACAATAGGACTCGATACAAGCTGAGCCAACCAAGAATAGTCTTGTTCACTAACCCAATCGCTAATAAGCTTATATTTATCCTTATGCTGAATAGCATAGTTGAAAGTTGTTTCGTTATATCTGTTATATCCATCAATGTTTGTCATTTGCCCACCTACAAGCTGCCAATCGCTGCGCCTGTAAGATGCTCTTTGATACTCGCTCGACCTTCTATTAACAAGGGCGAACTTCTTTGTGTCCCAACCACCTAATCTATTTAGAAACTCTAAGTTAAATTGTTGGTATTTAGGATAGCATTTATGTCTTATCTTAATTACTCTTGTCTTTGCTATGCCTCTTTTTAAATAGAAATTATAGCCGTAAGTATTCTCGTTGATTATAGTTCCAGATGCCCAATCGTTTATATGCCCTGCTTGTAGGTTAAACATATTGAATTGTCCGTTCAATGTTATGTTACCCGATACTGTATTAGTAACTGCTTCATTTTGTCCGACTACTTCAACCCAAGCAGAATAACCGCCCGTTGCTATTCGTAAAAACGTAATGTAAAAGTTATCTCCGTATTCAAGCGTTATGTTATCCGTATCACGTTCTGTTAAGAAATCATCTGTAAAGTTTTCCAATAGTAAATTATCGTAATAGTCCGATAGCACTAAAGGTGTTTTGTTTTTAGTTAAAAATACGTCGGCAAACAATGGCGGTACAAAGTTGTATGCTGAGAAGTTACCAGACGCTAAGTTTGTAGTCGTTACACCGCTTACTTCTTCTCCTATTCTTAATTGATAATCTACTTTAATCTTGTCATTTGAAGCTACAAGTATTGAGTTGCCTGAAGGCTCGAAATAGTTAGTTACAAAGCTACGCACCATTGGTGATGCGTTAAACACTCCGTAGCTACCTTCTGCACTTGGTGAAGGGAATACTTTAGAACGTATTACTTGACTTCCATTGATGTATACGTCATACACAAATTTAAAGTTAGTAGTTCCGCTATTAGTAGAACTTGATACAAACCACAGATTATCGTGCATTGACGAATAAGGTGCAGGGCTACTTGTTACTGTTATTGCCATTTGATATTCTAATTATTTTTAATTCAAAGTCATCGCCTAAAGCGGCTGAAACATCATTTCTAAATTTTTCGCTTTCAAAGACTTGCGTAACTGCGTTTGTGAAGTAATTAGTAGTTTTTATACCTTTTCTATGTATACTTCGAGCTATCAAGAATGCAAGACTTTTGCTATCTGTCATAGCTTTTTGCTCTACTCCAAGCTTTGTGTACTTTTTAACTGATACTGCTTTTAAGTTGTTTTGTTCTATCCAAAGCTTAATATTCTTGATAGGTACAGACTTCTTGCTTGTCTTAAATTTAAAACGAGTGTTTGGATTAGCTTTTTTGTTATCAGTACCTAAAACCCCTTCGTCTACAAATTCAAAGTATTCAACTTGTGGACTATCTCTTTTGTAACCTACTTCTAAGATGTACTTAGTGCCAAACTTGACTACGACAGGTATCTCAGGTCTTGCTAAAGCACCAGAAGATATTGAGTTTGTTTTTCTTAAGTTGCTTACAATAGCATCGTTAAACGCTTGACCATATAAAGCAAGAGTTTCCTCTAAAATAGGCAAACCTATTTCGTCGCCAACTGCTAATGGCTTAAAACCAAGCTTTTGTATAAACTGGTCCCGTAACGCTTGTCTTTGTGCTGAACTTATACTCACGATAATAAATATAAGATAGTTCTAAAAATAACTAACCCCACCAAAATTGGCAGGGCTTGTCTATTTGAGGGGTTATTTTAGTTTTCTATGCTGTTCTTTGTCATAATCAGCTTTAGCTTTTAGATAAGATAGCGTATTTAAGAACTCAATCGTACTTAGTTCGTATGATTGTTCTACTGTGATATTTTCGTGGTCTGCAACAGATTTGGCGCAATACTGCCATCCAAAATCACGCATAAAGTTTGAACCGCCTGGTCTGCTACTTCCTTCGTCAGTCCGCTCTCCATCATTTCCTTTGCCAAATAATCCTTCGAAATTTCTATCCAATTTCTGTATACTTGATAAAAAAAAACAATGGAATAGTAAATATGAACAAATTTAGCTCCTAACATATCTTCTGCGTATTCGCTATGCTTCGAAGCGTCATACTTGTCATCGACCCATTTGCCATACCAATTTTTCTTTTGTGGCATTACCATTGAAGCTGCAATCTTATGTAAATTGCCTATCAAATCGCTGCTAAACACTTTGCTTTCTATATATCTTGCTGCGTTAATCTTAAAGACATCATAGATAAATCTGTATCTTTTGCCGTTTATTTCTGCGAATTTAATAGGCTCTCCCTTAGGTTCTGTACTAACAAAATCTAATGTATTGCGTAAGTTGTTAAACTGCATAACGCTTAGATTGTCTACTTGTGCGTCTGTTAGATTGTATACAATACTTACAAGCTTAGTTTGTATATCAAGCTTTGTCCAATCGCTTTGAGGCTTAGTAACTATTGGATAGATTTGTTGATACTGCCAAACTGTGATTTCGTTCCAAGTCATTTTCTTAGTTTTAACATTAGCTCATAAGCAAGATGCCCACCTATGTAAGCTAACGCTGCCAAAGGTAAGCAAATTGCAAAGAAGTACAATATTTTTATTACTTTAATGATACGGCTACACTTGTTGTGCTACTCTTAGCAGGTGGATAAACTCTTGTAACCTCGCCAGTAACTCCGTTAATGATGTCAAGACCTTGATGCGGAACTTTCTTTAAAAAGTCTTCCATATCTTTTTTGCGCTTAGTCGCATCATTAAAGTCAGTCATTATCTCGTCGTAAGCCGGACTTTCGCATTTGCTAAAGTCATACTTAACCCCTACCTCTCTAATGTTAAACTTTGCACTCATATACTCGAAGTCCTTGCCGTTTAATACGGCTGCTTGTAATACGGCATCTTTGTAGTCCTTGTTTGCCTTTAGGGTTTCAAGCATATCCTCTAAGGCTTTAACTTGAAGATGTGTTTTTAACGGGTCAAGTTCCCCTGCGTTTAAGCGTTCAATTAATTGGTAGGTAAACTCAGTCCTTTGTTCTTTTGTTGTTTCAAAGATTTGTTGTAGTTCCATTTTATATTGTTTCGGGTTTGTAATTATCTATGTCAAAAAAGCCGATTTCTGACTTATGTTCTGGACTTCTCATTCTACGCTTTGCAGGTTCATATCCCTGCTCGTTGCAGTAGGTAAGTATCTCTAAGTAAGTCGCATCTATGTTAGACATCATTATGCTTATCGGCTCACTTGCGTAATATTTGTCTATATACTCTTTTGTGCTTTGGGTCATAGTGTTTAATTGTGTAGTCAAATAATGCTGCTATTACAAAACCTGTTGCAATTAGCAGAAGACAGATAGCGTAAATCATTTTGAGTAGATGTCTTGTAATTGTCCAATAAGGTAACAAGCTACTAAAAATACTGCTAATAATTGTGCGGTTTCTTTTTTCATTGTGTTTGTGTTTAGTGTATTAAATTGTGCGTTGAATAGTCGCACCCCTATTTTGTTTTAATTAAGTTTAGATAACTTTTCTTTAATTTGTTTGTAATCTAACTTTGCTAATGGTTCTGCTTCTTGTTGTGTAAGGTTATACTTATTCATTAAGAATAAGAGCCTTTCAAGAAATGGGTTGCCGTTCCAATTTAGTTTTGTGATTTCCATTTGTTTTGTGTTTAGTTAATAAATAAAGAACTATTATAAAACGAATATACAACTTATTCACATATCAACAAAATAAATTGTGATGAACGGGCATATAAAATGATGACCGGCGAATTAAATAAGAAATGCAACATTGTTGCAATTATAGGAAAGCGTATCTTCCTGTACCACGCTTTAAGTTGAAGTTCTGCCAAGCAAGAGCTAAACTCATTACGGCGTCATCGTGAAAGCCTGAAGGTGCGGAGTACTTTACCCCCGTTGCCGTGTACATATATTCAAATACTTCTAACTCTTGGCTGATTATACCCTCAGGATAGCCTATCTTACCTTGATGTATGGCAGCTTGTAAGCCTTCCATTAGCTGCTGCTTACTTGAACTTGTGAACTTTAAGCCTTGTATCATTACCCCTTCTCTTTGTAAGTCTTCGAGTATCGGGTCGCCAACCCCTGTGGAATCGACTAAGATAGGGCATTTAGACAGTCTAAGTATGTTTTGCTTAGTATTATGCCAATCCATTTGAAAGCGGTCAAAATAAGCTACATTACCGTCTTCGTCTAAGCCTACGATAACAGTCCAATCGACAGACTTCGCTAAGTCAATCCCGTATGCTACGACAGGCATAGTCGTAACAGGGTGTATACACTTTCGAATGTGCTGACTCCCGAATGGGTTTGCTGCGTTTTCGGCAGGGTTTGCCATATACTCTTGCTCGAATACAACTTCAGGCAGTTGCTTACGAGCGTCATCTATCTCATTAGAGTCAATATAAGGATTATCGTATGTAGTAAACTTAAAGCTTTGCCAATCGGGTTCTGCTTTGCTAAACAAACTAAAGAAGTAGTTTTTACCTTTAGGAGTGCTTAAGAATATAGCTTTACCCTTGTAGTCAGTTAAGGTAGGTCTTATTGAGTTTAGCCACCCGTCTTCTAAGTTAGGTATAAAAGAAGCTTCGTCTATTACTGCTAAGTGAAACTTCAGACCACGCAGATTGTCTAACCTTTCGCCTGTGAAGAAACGTATACTCCCGCCCGTTATGAATGTGATAACTAAATCGCTTTCGTTCTTAGAGTATATCTCAAATGGTAATAAATCTACTATCTCTTTAAAGAATATCTTGCCTAACTGATAAGTCGGTGTTATGTAAGCTACACGCTTTTTATTTACCGCAGTTTCTATGCTAATAGTTTGACTAATCAAAGACTTGCCAAATCTACGACCTGCCATCATTACAATAAATCTACTGTCGCAATCAAGTACTTGCTTCTGAGCAGGGTGTGGATTATGTAATTTCAAGCCTACTGTTTGCATTATCTATCGTAAGTTATTTTAATCTCACTTACTTCGTGTTTGTTTTCTGACTTCTCTACTAAGCTATTCAATCGCTGCGTTATGCTTGGATTGTAAACCCCTGCCATTCCCCCTTCGATTTGGTCTTGTCTAATTGTTTTCCTAATACGCGAACAGATAGTTAAAAATTCTTCGTAAGCATTATTTGTATTAGCAAAGTAATGGCTTAAATCTCCTATAACCCCTTGATTGTAACAGTAGTTTTCAAAACCTTCAATCGTCAAAGGTCTTTCTCTAAGTCTGTAAACTTCGTCACCATCTTTACCTACAAAGTCGTGTACTTTAATAGGATTGCTTTTACAATACTCGCAATACTCAGTAAAGTATTGAAGCATCAATTCAGGTGTTTCTATTGCTTTATGCCTACCCATCTATTTTTGTTTTATAGTGCTGACATATCCTATCCATTACAGATAAGTAATATGTGTTAAAATCTTTGTACCCTTCATTGTCTTGTTCGTATGTTCTGTATAAGATGCCTCGTAGTCTTTGACTTGGTGTCTTGAATGTGTCTACGTCTGCTTTTAAGTTTTCTACTACGTCTTTTTCTTCTTTGCTAAAAGGTTCTTCTTTGATTGCTAAGTAGCAGAACTGTTGGTTAAGCTGAAACAAAGAAGCTGCGTCTTTAGGGCTTAGTTCTTGTGTTGCTATTGTAAGCTTAATTGTCTTGTCTTTGCGTGATGCTATGCTTTCTATTTGACTTGATAATAATATCATAGTATTCCGTTAATTATGTCGTTAGCTTCGTCTAATGCGTCTTCTTGGTCTAAATAAGTGTCTACGTCAGCTATATGTTTGTTAATTAGTGTTTCTGCCATTGCATAGGTGTAGTGTCCTATCGTGGTCATATCGTCACCGTTTCTACCTGTCTTACATACTGCTAAGAAGTAAGCCTTATGTGTCAAGAGTAGCCATATAGCGTTTAACTTTCTCATCTGCCTTGACCTCTATAAGCTTTTTCTCTTGGCGTGTGCTTGTTAAAAGACTTCTTTGCAGAACCTCTTTTGCGTTTGCCAAAGCTAATTTTGTTTTTATTTTCGTTACCCTTTGCCATAATTCTTTGCGTGTATGTCTTTTAAAAACTCTTTATATTGTTTTTTATCTCCGTATTCTATATGACACTTTCTACAAAGGCCCATTAAATTGTCTATTACATCTGCTCTTTTACTCCCACCCATTCCTCTTGCTTCAATATGATGTATATCTACCGCTTTTGCGCCACACACTTCACAGGGAACGAAGTCAGTTGTTTTATACCCCATTCCCTGCAAATATATTTGTGTGTGTTTCTGCATAGTTTCCCCATTAAATTTTCCGTTGATTAATAATTAAAAAATTTAACTATGCAAATTATTTATTGTCTATTTCTTTTAGTTTATTAATCGCCCATTCGACACCTGATGTCCCACCCCATGCGTCCCACATTAACCCACCACAACCTTCACTATAAGGAACGTCTTTGTGTTGCTGATGTCTTTTAAACGAAGCCATACGAGCTATCGTATCTCTACTAATCGGCTCACGATTTGCCAACTGTCTTGCTCTTGCTTTACCTGTTGCTTCACCGCAAGAACCCCAACCGTTTTTGTCAGCCCATTCTATTGCCCTCTTTGCGTTGTTAGTAGCTGACTCAGGATAGTCTGTATAACTTTCTGCGAACTTCCCACCTGCAAGAATAGCCTGCCATACTTTAGTCGCTTTTTCTTGTGTATCATATACGCAATCGCCATTACCGATACGCCATTTCCCGTTTGAGCATTTTATTACTGGCATAGTTTACTATAAATATACTTTCTGTCTAAATTTATCTCGTCAAAGTTATACTTCTTTTTGCAGAAGTCAAATAGTTTCTGTCCGCTTTCATTTCTCATATCTGCATCGCTTACTAAATCTCTTATATGTTTATACCAATCCTTTTGACTTTTAACGTAATGCACGGGCATATCTAAGTAAGGATTGACATAGCTAACAATAGCAGGGTTCTTTTTAGCAGCCGTTTCTAATACTTTAAGATTTGACTTCATAGCATTGAACTTGTTATCTACGAGCGGGATAATAGAAATATCACTATCTGTGTAAGCACCCATATATTCAGTAATTCTTGCATAATTGTAGATTGTAGGATTAAGCTTTAGACCGCAAGTAAAAGAGTCTATCATTTTATCCCATATAGGTTTCTCTCCGTCATTGTAGCCCGCTATAACTGTTCTTATGTTCATACCTTGCAGACGTTTAAAAGGCTGTCTTAGTAGCTCCAAGTCCCTTTCGTGCGTTCCGCTACCGCTCCAGAACAATCTTACTTTGTAATCTTCTGTCTTGTTATCTTCAAACTGTTCTTTTCCGTATGGTAATGCGTTTGGTAAGATGTGAACGTTTTTATTGAATAAGTTTATTTCGTCTGCCAACCTTTCGTGTGTGCAAGTGCAAAGGTCTGCAACTTCTAAGTAATCGGTAATTAGTTTAGGTATGTTATTAAACTTATATCTTGAATATAACAAATGGCTTTCGCTCAAATGCCAGTAGTCATCGTTATCGACTACTAATTTAAAACCGTACTTAGTTCGCCAAGTGTCCATTTGCTTTGCATCTATCTCGTTTAGCATTCTATTCATAAGCACAATATCCCAACCTTGCTCTAATAGTTCGTCATTAAGAACGTCTGTAATAAGTGCGTACTCTTTTTCCATATTAACGATAGGCATCATAATTCTATGATAACCAACTCCACTATTTGCTGAAGTTATACAAAGTATTTTCATAAGTTTATATAATAAGTTTTATTTCCATTTGTATAACCAGATACATTATTACTATGCAAACTCCAGGTCTTTTGTACTAATTCATTTTTATTGTAACCATAAGCATCAATACTATTTTGCTCAATATGATTAGCGGTATATTCTTTAATGAATTTCGTATGCAAACCTGCTGCCCTGCATCTCGTACAATAATCTAAATCTATTGCTCCGTAAGGGTCAAGTTCTTGATTGAATGCACCAACTCTTTTTATAGTTTCTTTTGTGATAGTAAAGTTGCCAATTAAATCAGCTGTGTCATTACTTGTACTATGTAAAGGAATAGAACAAATACCAATAGTTTTGTCTTGTAAAAAGTCATTTCTTATTTGCAACCAATTATCAGGTTCTAATATATCGTTACCCATAATAGTTACATAATCTATATTATCAAAATTTAAATTCCTTAAGCCTTTATTAGTTGCAAATGCTATACCTTCTTCATTAATGATAGTAACTATATCAATATGCTTACCTGCATTTTTGATATTCTCAAACAATGTATTGATGTTCTTATCTTTATAATTTAAGTATACTATTGCATTCATTATCTTATATTTGAGCCAATTTCTCGTGCAGGAACTCCTGCGTATTTAGTATTTGCTTTTGCTTCGCCTTTTAAGAATGCACTTGCTCCAATCATACAATTTTCGCCAACGTGTGCAAACTGATGTAATACTGCGTTAAGTCCTATATTGCTTCCTTCTTCTATAATTGAGTGTCCACCTATTTTAGCTCCGCAGCTTATTGTTACATTATCTAAAATATTACAATCGTGTCCTATGTGTGCGTGTTTCATTATAAAACAATTATTGCCAATAAAAGTGTCTATCTCAGTACCTGCGTCTATTGTTACAAGTCCTGTGATAACATTATTATCGCCAATGTAAACTTTGCCTTTTTCTTTTTGCCAAAACTTCTTATGTTCTGCTTTCTCGCCTATAATACAATAAGCACCAATATAGTTGCCATCTCCGATAATTACGTTATCGCCAATGATAGCGGTAGGGTGAATAAAGTTAGCCATTCTTTTTTTTATTTTTAGGTTTAGGTTGTTCTTCGTACCAAGTATATAAGCGTTTAATCATATCAAAGATACAGTTACCACACCATACTGTTAAGATAAAATCTGCACTCATATATTTGCGATAAATATGTTCGTACATTTTTAATATGTCTAAGTCAATGTTTCGCACATATCCATTTTGTACTGTATGCCAATTACTAACGTGTTCGTCTAAAAACTTTCTATGTTCTATTTCCATAAGTTCCACATTATTTTTGAAAGTAAAGGTGCTAACACTCCTGGTATAAATACAAACGCAATAACATCGGTACATATTGCAGGTAGTAAATATAAAGCCAATCCACTCCAAGCTGCTAAACAACTTGTGCAACTAAAAGGCTTGTAATCTAATTTCCATTTTCTATGAAATTGGTGTATCTCTACAAAGAATATTGCAAAGCATATCGCTGATATAATTATCATTTGCGTAATTGTTTTTTTAGTTCACGTTTAGTTAGCTTAAGTTCCCTATGTATTGACATATAAGGTATACCTGTAACCCTGCTAAGTTCTTTAGCGTTGCAGTTGTGCTTTATAGCATAGACTCTTAATAGTTCTGCTTTGTACCAGTGCATCTTAGATAGTTCGTCTTCTACTTTCTTTAGTAAATCTTCATCTCTATCGTGTACTATCAATTCTACTTCTAAAGGCTTTCGATATGTTCTATAAAATTGGCTTGTATTACTTTGCATCATATTAATCATAGTACGAACCAAGTAAAACTTTAACACGTTGCGTGTGCGCATATCTATTATGCGTTCTTCGTCCATTTCACATAGAACTTTAAATAGCTCACTTCTTAAATCTTCTCGCAAGTCTTCAGGTTGCATCTTGTCTATTGCTTCCTTTAATTCTCGACTTTCCCAAAGTTCAAGTATGATACTATTCTTGTTCATATTCTTTTAGGGTTAGTTTGCCATTTTCTTCTGTTGCTATATAGCAGAAGCAGTTTGATGTCTTTGCTAAGTTTAAGAATGCAATTTGATAGCTGCTTAGTTTATCACCTATCGCTTTTGTTTCGCAGTATACCGCTACCCCGCTTTTTGTGTGAAACCCTACAACATCAGGTACTCCTTTTAAGCCTATAAATGTGCGACCTCTAACTGCAAGATTGTTATTGCGCCAGACAAAACACCCGTTTTTATTGAGTGTCTGTATTGCTTCTTTCGTTAATTCGTTTGCGGTCATATTACAAAACTATACTAAATAAACTGATATTAAAAAAATTATTTTTTATACATTTCTTTTACAATCATTGGGACTGTATTTCTTTGTATTACTCTATGATGTAGTCTGTTTTTTGTGAAGCCCATCATAGCTACAAAAACGCTACTTGGTTGCATCATAACAGTTGTAAAACTTTTAACATATGTTCCGTACTTTAAGTATGCGTCTGTCATTCCGCCATTTGTTAATTGTGTCGCTTTTTGTTCAAGTCCTACAAAAGGAATAGTCAAAAAAAGACCACCTTTATTGC